GCCCATCCAGTTCAAGGCGATCTGGGTTTTCATCAGCTGCGAGGCCACCATGGTGATGACTCGCCGGCAAGGGTGAGCTGGTGACAGGCAGCGCATGGGTTCGCGAGCGTACGGCGTCCGATCCGTGCGGTACTGGCCGGGCTCAGGGGCGCCGGTATCGCGCGGGATGCGCATGTACTCGTCGGCCCATTCGTCGATCCAGAGGTCAGGGTCAGGACGTAGTCCACGGAAATACGCCTCACGGTACGCACGGTCACCGTCAGGAAATTCCGTGGTCATAGGTCAGCTCGTTGTCATTGCTCGTTCAAGGTCGGACGAGGACATGCGCTCAGCCTCTTCCAGTGATTTACGAAGTGTCGCCGCCAGGTGTTTCTCGATGTCCCAGGGATCGGTCATGGCTGCAACCTTGTGGGACAGCTGGGGCAACAGGCCGAACAGCTGGTCGCGCAGATGGCGCCCCGCGTTGTACGCCCCCATCTCGACAGCATCCCTGGCTACCAGTGAGCCCTGCGCCTTGTGCAGCTCGATCTCGGCCAGCTGCGCCAGGTTGTGTTCGCGCATGGCGCGAGCCTTCTGGAAGTCGTGGGCCTTGGCGCCGACAGCAATAGGCTGCTGCGGCGCAGCCGTGTTAGTCGGCTCGACCAGGGGGGACAGTTGGCTGTAAACGTCACGCTGAATCCGGTCCTGCTGGTGTCGAGCAGCGACGGCGGCCTTGCTGGGGTCGGCGGTTTCGACAATCAGCGCTTCAGTTGCCAGCACGTCGACCATCTTGCCGTCCGGCGACAGGACCAGGCGATTGTTGCCTTTGAGCCAGGTGATGTAACTCGGCGTCCTGCCGATGCGAGCCGCGAAAGCGCTTTTAGACAGAAACAGTGGATCCGTCATAAGCCCTCCTTTTCAACGGCTTTTCAATGGAAACCTTTCAATTTCAATGGATTGAATTTCAGTAAGCTGGCAACCCTGCCGCTAACACTTTCCCGCGGGTTTCCGACCCCGTACCCCTCGGATACCCCCAGGGTCCCCGGCGCCAAAATCGCGCACCAAAACCGCGCACACCATCTGAAAGCCACGTATTCCGTGGCCTCCAGCCTGTCACCCTTTCTCACCACCCGCAGGCGGCACTTCACACACGCCCAACCGCTTGGCGGCCCAGCGTTCGTACAGGCTGATGGCGACATCGGCACCGGCCATTGCGGTCAGGCATCCGATGCCACCCGCCGCCACTATTGAAATCCCACCTGCATGAAGCAGCATCATGGTCGACAGGCCGCAAGCCACGCATGCACCCGAGCGCAGTACTAAGCGTCGAATCAACGGCCAGCCCCGGACACCCGCCTTATCGGCTCGCCACATCTCGCCCGATACACCGCCGACCAACGACAGCACGATCACCATCCAAATGGGCATATCTAACAGCGCTTGCTGCTCGTTGGTCATGTTCACTCCTGAGATTCAAAAACTCGGCTTCAAGTCCGAGCATTACTTGGCTGTCGCGGCAGAATGTACGAAGCTCTCTCCGAGACAATTCCAACGGACCGGAGTAGAGCCAATGAGTGTGCTTGTCGACGTTGTAACCACAGTGGGTGCGGTAGGCACGCTGATGATGGGGTGGGTTCAGCTAACCCATCAAAAAAGATTAGAGCTGCGCGCATGGGCGTTTAAAGTTTGGATCACTCTGAGCATCCTCCTGATGGTAGGAAGCGGCACCTGGGAAATCATTAAGTTCGGAAGGAGCGATGCGCCACTGACGCGCTTGGATGTCCTTTGGCTGCTGGTCAACATCTGGAACGCGCTCGTGTATCTAGCAGTGGGAGTAGCTCTCGCGGCTTACTGGACCAGTCCGAACCGCAACAAGAAAACCGCAGAGACGACCGATAACTCAATCACCCAGGAATAAAAAAACCGGCCATTGGGCCGGTTCTTTTGTGTCGCTCTCCGCAGTCGCACCTATCGAAGATGACTACTTTTTACAGGTGGATTTTACTGGCAGCAACCCCACTTTAATGCCACCCGGTGAATAAGTGGGTAACGCAGGGTGAACGCCTAGCGAATGTCGGTGAATACACCACCTCGGCTATCGCTTCTCCTTCCCCTGTCTTACCTGTCCCATTGATTGACAGGAAGGTGGGACAGCTGAGAGCCCCGAAAATCAAGGCGCTGCCCCACTGTCCTACTATTTCTATCCTTTTTACGCATATAGAGAGAATTAAAGAACACGCATGCGCGAAGCGCGCGTACACGTTCCCGCTACGCTCACATGCGCGGGTCGATAGTTTCAATGGGACAGTAGGACAGACCGCTAACCACGCGGCCTGTAGCTGCCCTACCAACTGAAACAGCGGTAGGACAAGGTGGGACGCTGGGACAGCGCCAGACGCGGTAGCCACAAGTATCATGCAGCCTTGCCCATCAGTAAACCGGCAATGCTTACATGCGCATCATGCAAGCGCTGGTAGTAGGTCCGTGAACTGCACCCGCAATGCAGCATCTTCTGTGAGAGGAAGCTGTCGTGGTTGCAGTAGTGCTCCATCACCACCAAGGCTAACTCGGGCGCCAAGTGTTTGTTGACGATCAACTCAATGTCGGCAGACTCGTCCAGCAACACCCGACTGCCGCGAGTCCCACGTATCAGCTCCCCCTTGCACGCCATCAGCATGGCAATCATGTTGCCGCCGCCCAGTTCCGATCCCCCTTCGTGTTGGCTGTGCAGATCCTCGGCCCACAACTTCAACATCTCATCGATTCGCTTAATCAAAGCAAGGCTCCTCGAAGGCGACAGGCAGGAATGCTGGTGGGATACCCCAGCCTTTAGGTTTTTTGTACGCCCAAGGTCGCTTACCGCTCTTGGGCAGAGCCGGCATTCGCACCCGACGCCAGCCAAGGCGGTGCATGATCGACCCAACACGGATCTGCTCGGGCTTACCCCAATGCCCAAAATCCAGATTAAGCGCCTGGCTCAACACATCACTGCCTGAGGTGGTCTCTCCGATCTGCGACTCCTCCAGCCAACTCAGAATCGGCCCCTCCCACTCATCAACTACAAAACGCTGGTCCTGGGCTTCCGCAAACATCGGAGACTCATCCGGCGTCACCCACCAGATATCTCCCGCCTCATAACAAAACATCGCCTCGGCCCACAGTTGATCCCGGATCTCCCGCAGCTTCACCAAATCGACCTTGTTACACGCGACCGGCCAGTAACGTCGATTGCCGGTGGTGTCCTTGAGGTACTCATCCTGGTTGGTCGTACCCACGAAAACACACTGGCGTGGCACGTCCATTGTTCTGCGGCCGTAGCTCTCGCGGTAGGTGTCAGTGGACGCGGAGAAAAACTGTTTTGCCTTGGTGCTTTCGGCCTTGTTGAAGCTGTCCAGCTCCCCCAGTTCGACGATCCACTTCCCGCGAATCGCCTGAAACCCATCCTTGTCGCCCAAGGAAAACGGCGTATCCATAAACCACTCGCCGCCGAGGATGCTCATCGCCGTCGACTTACCAGCGCCCTGCGCACCTTCAAGAATCATCACCGAATCAGCCTTACAACCTGGCTTCATCACCCGCGCAACGGCTGACAGAATCCAGCGTTTGCCGACCTTGGCGGTGTAGTCGCTGGCATGCACCCCCATCACGTCAGTGAGCCAGCTTTCCAGCCGAGGCACGCGATCCCATTCAAGCTTTTTCAGGTACTCCCGCACCGGATGGAACGCATGGTCATGCGCTACCACACTGACCGCCTCGATCACATGACTCGCCTTCACCCGGAGGTTGTACTGCTGCGCGAGCCATTTCATCACCCGCACGTCGTCAATGTCCGCCCAGTCACCGGCACCGCCGCCATAAGGCGCAGACCGAAGCTTCACCAGCTTCGAACTGAAGGCGCTGTAACTGATAACCCCGGCCCAGCGTTCATCATTGCCAAGGATCAGCTCGACGTTCTGCATATGCGCAATCAACGCACCGTTTTCCGTGCGGGCCAGTTGATCCTTCCAGCCACCCGCTGCCGGCGGCTTGACCACCGCCAACACCTGGCGGCGGACAGCCTCCAGCCCCTCGGCGACATGCAGGTCATTAAAGTCCGTCCACTTATCCTCCCGCTCACCAGAGAAGATCGGCGCAACCACCTGACCACCGACGATCAACGCTGCATTGTTCGCCTTCTCTTCTCCGGGGTTCCAGGGCTCGCCATTCGGGCGCTTGGTCTTCCAGTCATCATCGCGGCAGACAATCAGTGGGCAACCCGGAAAGCGCTCGCGCATGGCCTTGCAGACCACCAACAGGTTGCCCGCATCGAAGGCGATGGCCACGGTCAGCGAGGTCGCCATGTGCAGGCTAGCGCCCGTGGCGTAACCCTCACACACCAACACCGGCTCGCCCGACTCCGGGTGCGGTCCGATCAGGTGAAAGGCGCCCTCTTTCGACATACCGTAGGGCCAGTAGGATTTATCCCGACCGGTGTCTTCCTGCTTGGTTGGAAACACCACCTGCAGGCCAACGATCTGGTCCCGCACGTTGCACATAGGCACCAAGAACGCACCAGTGCGCGGTGCGTAGCGAACACCGAAACCGACGATCTGCTTTCGGTCCAGATAGTCGCTACGGCCCTTCTCCGGCATGCGCTTGAACAACCCCGCCGCCCGGTTCGCTGCTCGACGTGCGGCATTGGCTGCGATCTCGGCGGCTCGGCGCTTGGCGTCTTCCTGCCGAGCGCGCATGACCTCACGCTCTTCTGGCGACATTCGCCCGGCCTTGACCTTGATCTTCTGCGTCTCGCCCGAGCGCCAGTCACCAAAGCTGCCGAAGATCAGCGTTTCGTTCTTCTCGGTGCGATGCTCATGGACGACGTACCAACCGTTTTTTTCCTTGCCCTTGTCCTGGGTGGTTTTGCAGCGGGTCAGCTTGCTGAACACCAAAGGCTGTTTGGGCTCAAGGCCATAGTCTGCAAACTGATTCAGAACCTCATCGAGCATGTCGGGCCTCCAACACTTCATCAACCGCCTGACAGGACACGCAGTAAATGCACCCTTGCACAGCGAGACGGCGAGCTTCTGGAATCGGCTCATCGCAGTTTTCGCAGTACATGAAAGAGTGAGCTGTCGTCATAGGTTTGACTGCATTTCGAGCGGCCAGCGCCTGATCAAGACGCTCCTGCACCAGGTCGTTAGCGAAATCAGCAATGTCAGCCACGGTCGACACCCCGCGTCGTCTGATTGACATAGGTGGCGCGGTTGAACAGCCCCAACAGCCCTTGAATACCGCGAAACACCTGCAGGCGAATCGCGGCCAGTTCGTGGTCCGTCACCACGCCGTCGCCGATACTTTTGGCCCACGTCTCAGCCAAGTTCGCGACCTGCCGAAAGTACTCAGCAATACCAGTGGTCAGCGTCTCAGGCATATCATTAGTGTAGGTCTCAGCCAGCTCCTGCCAGATCGTGTCACCGACCAAGGCATGCACGGCATCAAGGATGCGGCGATCCTTGGTCAGCTCCAGGATCTCGCCGAACTCCTGAATGTTGACCGTGTGGCTCGGGTGCGTAGGTGAGAGTTTGTGTTGCAGTGTGGTGGGATTGCGGCCGGTGGTGGCGGCGATTGCAGCGGCGCCGCCGGGATAGTCCCGAGCGGCATGGTAAAGCGCCAAGTCGAGCGGCAGGATTTCCCGCTGCGCTCGATCAACGCAACTCAGAGCGATTCGGCTCATGGCATTAATCCTTGTAAGTTGCCAGTGCCGCGCGACATGCAGTGGTGATACATTTGCCGCGTGGCTTGAAAGGGCCCAAACGCCGGCTAGATCCTCAAGATCAATACCGGCACCGTGCCGAGGCG